GGAAGATCCGGAGTTCAGCAAGAGCTCGCAAGCCAACGATAAGATCGAAGGGCGCAAGGACACCGCCTACAACGAAGACGGCTTGCGCACCATCTTCGAAGTCTACACTCATTTGGACTTCGGTGACGGCGTCGAACCCTACATCATCTCCATCGACAAGAGTTCCGGCAAGGCGCTGGCGCTTTATCGCAACTGGGAGCCAGAAGACGAGCAGCGCCGCGAGTTGGATTGGATTGTTGAGTTCCCATTCGTGCCTTGGCGCGGTGCATACCCCATCGGGCTCACGCACATGATCGGCGGCTTGTCGGGCGCGGCTACCGGCGCATTGCGCGCGCTGCTCGACAGCGCTCACATCCAAAACATTCCGACGTTGCTGAAGTTGAAGGGCGGCCCCAACGGACAAACGCTCAATCTCCAGCCGACCGAAGTGGCAGAAATCGAAGGCGGCGCGCTGATCGACGACATCCGCAAGTTGGCGATGCCTATGCCGTTCAATCCTCCGTCAGCCGTATTGTTCCAGCTGCTCGGATTCCTGGTCGACGCGGGCAAGGGCGTAGTGCAAACGTCGTTCGAGAAGCTCTCAGACGCCAACCCCAACCAGCCTGTGGGCACGACGCTGGCGTTGATTGAGCAGGGCATGGTGGTGTTCAGCTCGATTCACTCGCGCTTGCACAACTCCATGGCGCGCGTGTTCAAGATTTTGCACCGCATCAACTCTGCTTACCTCACTGACGAAGTTGTCGAGGGTTACGACGCAGGGTTAGACGTCCACCCGCAAGATTTCGACGGCCCGTTGGACGTCATTCCTGTTTCTGACCCGGCAATTTTCTCGGAAACACAGCGCTTTGCACAGGTGCAGGCGTTGATGCAGCGCGCGGCCATGCTGCCGGGTATGTATGACCAGCGGAAAGTTGAGGAAATGTTCTTGCGGGCGATGAAAATCCCCGACAACGACGTGTTGAAGCCGGATCCGGGCAAAGATGACGTCGATCCTGTCTCAGAAAACGTCGCGGCAGCCATGGGCAGGCCCATTTATGTGCTGCCGAAACAGGATCACATGGCGCATATACAAACGCACGTCGCATTTTTGAAGTCACCGTTGTTCGGTATGAACCCGGCGATCACAAAAACTTATCTATATCCGATTGCATTGCACTTGCGCGACCATTTGTTGAACTATTACTTGGTGGAAGCGCACGAAGCAGTCGAAAAAGCGACCGACGAACAGCTGATTTCGGACGAAGCCGCTCAGCAAGCAGCGGTCATCTTGCAAGTGCAACAATTCATCGAGCAACAACTGGGTGGATTCGCACAAGAACTGGCGCAGCTGTCGCAAGCTGCAGAGCAATTCAAGCCGCAGCCACCCATGCCGCCAGATTCTTCGTTGCAAGTGGCTCAAATCGGCGCTCAGGTGCAACAAGCCGCGCTGCAACAGCGCGCTCAGAGCGACCAACAACGCCTCGCGCAGCAAGCGCAAATCGAACAACAGAAGTTGGCCGACCGCGCACAGGAGCGTGCAGAGCGCTTGCGGCAGGAAGAAGTACGTCAACTGGCAGAAAACGAACGCACAGCGGCAGAAATTGGTGCACGCGAACGTATGAACACCGCCGACAACGACACTGCTATGCGCTTGGCTGCTGCGGAAATAGCGAGCGGCGAAAAAATCGCGGTGAGCACAGGCACCGGCATCAATCCTGGCACTCGTTAACTTTTTTAGGAGAACGCAATGAGCGACAAACCAACACCCGGCACCGTTCCCATGACAGGCGGCGCAGTCAAACAACACCACCGCATGGCAGCAGGTGAAAAACTGAACGGCCAAACGCTGCCAGCAGCGCCAGCCACCGGTCCAAAGACCCCTGCGTGAATGTAATCGATCAACTATTCAACCGTCTCAAGGCCGACCAGCAGTCATTCGCGCTGGACGCCTTGAAGCGGCCCCAAACACGAGACACCTTTGAGTACGGGTATCGTGTCGGCATCGTACAAGGGTACGAAGCCGCCATCAATGTGCTCTTGCAACTTCTGAAAGAGGAGAAAGACAGTGACCCAGACCTATGAGGACGCATTGGCAGAGGCTTTTCCGGCGGTAGACGCTGGCATTCAGCCTTTTGGCAGCCGTGTCCTGGTGCAAATCCGTACGCCAAAGAAAAAGTCGGCAGGCGGCATCATCATTGACACCGGTTCACGCGACACGGAAAAGTGGAACACGCAAGTCGGCAAGGTGATTGCGCATGGCCCAGTGGCTTATCGCAACCGCAACAATCTCGAAGCATGGCCAGAAGGTTCATGGGCGCATGCTGGCGATTTCGTGCGTGTGCCGAAGTACGGCGGTGACCGTTGGGAAGTTCCAATGGAAAACGGTGAGAGCGCGATGTTCGTGATTTTTAACGACTTGGACATAATCGGCAAGGTCGATGGCGACCCGCTGGCTGTCCGGGCATTCATCTGAAGGAGATGAACCATGGCTGAAGTATTGAAAGAAGATGACGAACAGCAAGAAGAACTTGTCATCATCGAAGAAGACCCTTCTGCGAAACAAGAAGAGCCCACAGGGATAGAAGATGAAGACGCACGCGTCGCGGCTTCCAACGAAGACGACGACGAAGATGACCTCGACGCCAGCGACAAAGAGCGGGAAGCAATCCGCGAGCGCCGTCGTCTTGAAAAGCAAGAGCGCAAGGTTCGCCGCGATGAAGCCATCAAGCGCGACAAAATCGAGCTCGACTTCCTGCGCAAGCGCAACGACGACCTAGAGCGCCGTCTCAGCGCCCAAGAGCAGCGCGCCCACACAGCCGACTTGCGCGGCTTCGACGCTGAAATTGCACGCGCCCAGCAAGAAGTCGACATGGCCGAAAAAGTCATCGCCAAAGCCGTCGCAGCAGGCAACGGTGAAGACGTGGCGCAAGCCATGCGCTACCGTGACGCGGCAATGCAGCGTGCGCAACAGCTGGCTTACGCAAAGCAGCAAACCGCGCAACAACCGCCAGCGCAGCAAAATGCGCCAGACGACGCCGCAATGCTTTATGCGCGCGAGTTCATCCAAGAAAATCCTTGGTACGACACTCAAGGCGGCAATGAGGACAGCGCCATCATCCTCGCCATCGACCAGTCTCTCGCCAAAGAAGGGTTCGACCCGCGCAGTGAGGATTTCTGGGATGAGTTGCGTCGCCGGGCAGCGCGCCGCCTGCCAGAGCGTTTTGCGTCGAACAAAGCGCCTGCGCAACAGCAAAAGCGTGAAGCTCGCGGCGGCCCGCAGGTAGGTTCCGGCAAAGAGCATGCGCCCACCAGCACTCGCAAGGAGATCTACATCTCCCCAGAGCGCAAGCAGGCCTTGATCGAGGCAGGCGTTTGGGATGATCCGGTTTTGCGTAATAAGTATGTAAAGCGTTACGCAGAATACGACCGCAATAATAAAGCTTGAGTGTTGCCTTTTTTGAAGTTTCACAACATAATGTGCACAATCGCTGAAAGGAGCGAGCAATATGACCGACGAACGCCTGAAGAAATCCGCTGGAGACAATCGCACAAGTCGCGCGATGGAAGATCGTGCTGTCACTGAAAATCGTGAAGTCACCGAAGATGAGCGGGTTGAAATGTTCCGTCAGCAGTTTTTCCAGTCCTCATTACCGGACTTGCCTAAAATTCCGGGCTGGCACACATGCTGGCTCACAACCACCAATCCACGTGACTCCATCCAAATGAGAATTCGTTTGGGTTACGAACCCGTGAAGCCGGAAGATGTTCCCGGCTGGGAATACGCCACACTCAAGACGGGTGACTGGCAAGGGTTCATCGGCGTCAACGAAATGCTTGCATTCAAGCTGCCTATTTCACTGTACGAAAAATACATGAAAGAAGCGCATCATGACGCGCCATTGCGTGAAGAAGAGAAACTCACCGACACTGCTGAGTTCTTGGAACAGCAAGCGCGCGCTTCGAAATCGAAGCTGCAAATTGGTGAGGGCAACATGGAGATGGGACAGCGGCGTGAGGCCTTATTTGATCTCACGTGACGAACCATTTAACCATTAGGAGTAAGCAATGTCTTCGACTAGCGCACCTTTTGGCTTCCGTCCGTCTTACCACAACAGTGGCCAGATGCGGCCGAAAGCCTACACCATCGCGTCGACTTACGCTGCCAACATTTTCTCGGGTGACCCTGTAAAGTTGACAGACAACGGCGTGATTGAACTTGGAACTTCTGACGGCACTCGCAGCGGTACTGCTGGCGGCGTGTTGCTGTTGGGTATCTTCGCGGGTTGCCAGTATCTGGACGCCAGCGGCAAGCCAACCATCAGCCCATTTTGGCCGTCAGGCACCACAGGCACCGAGATCGTTGCTTGGGTTTATGACGACCCAGAAACGCTGTTCGACGTTCAGTACACCAATCCGGGCACACCCGGCGTCACCACGGTGCAAACCGCTGTTGGTGAAGAGTGTGACTGGACAATCGCTTCGCCCGGCGGCTCGACCCAAACCGGCCTGAGCAACACGTACCTGACTGCGATCCAGGCAACTTCTGGTCAATTCCAGATTACTGGTTTCGCATACAGCATCAATGACTCACTGACTGACGCTTATGTACAGGCAACTGTTCGGATCAACGAACACCAGTACAAAGCATCGGTTAACTCGGTATAAGGAGGGTTGACGAATGGCTACCCCAATGCGTAGTACCGACTTTCGGTCGGTTGTCGAACCTATCCTGAACGAAGTGTTCGACGGTGTTTACGAGCAACGTGCTGACGAATGGAGCATGGTGTTCCGTGAGCAAAAAGGCATTCCACGCAACTACCATGAAGAGCCAGTGCTTTATGGTTTCGGTGCAGCGCCTGAACTGCCTGACGGCATGGCTGTCAGCTATCAGTCGGGCGGTGTGCTGTTCCTGCAGCGCTATCTCTACAAGGTCTATGGTCTGGCATTCAGCCTGACCAAAGTTCTCGTGGAAGACGGTGATCACATTCGCATCGGTCAAACTTACGCCAAACATCTGGCGCAGTCGTTGATCGAAACCAAGGAAACGCTTGGTGCGAACGTCCTGAACCGCGCATTCAACGGCTCTTACCCCGGCGGCGACGGCGTGGCACTGGTTTCGGCCAACCACCCAATCGTCAATGGGGTATTC